CGTTACCAGGTGTACGAGTAGACGCTGAACTAAACGCCGTAAAACTAACCTTAGACGATTTAAACACCAACATTGCCAAGATCCAGCGTGACGACGGTAAACTGGGTAATCAAGCGGTACACAAGGATGCGTTTGATCCAGGTGCATTAGCACTGATAAACGTAACTGGGTTTACGCCACGCGGCGATTGGGCAACGGCTACAACGTATGCTGTTGGTGACATAGTAGATTTTAACAGCGGCACGTATTTAGCGACGACGGCACATACATCGAGCGCGGCTTTTGCAACGGATAACACTGCGAATTATTGGATACTGATAGCGAACGCCGCCATATCTGGCACAAGTTCAGCGGTAGACAAGTTTGAGGGTGATGGAACTACGACGGTTTTTACTCTGACGTATAGCTATGCGTCTGCTACGTCGGTGCAAGTATTTGTAAATGGGGAGCTATTAAACCCCACTGATGATTACACGCTCTCAGGCAACCAGCTAACGCTGTTTACTGCTCCTGGCTTACCTACGGTGTCTGGTAACGAAAACGTGATTGTATGGGGCGCTAGTGTCGTAGGACAAGCGGCTGCTAATGCTGCTTCCGGTAGCGCCTCGAACGCCAGCGGTTTTGCAGACGAGGCTGATAACTGGGCGCGAAAAACTACTGGGCTGGTAGAAAGTACCGATTATTCGTCAAAAGCGTATGCGATAGGCGGCACGGGCGTTGATAATGGTTCTGGCTCTGCAAAAGATTGGGCGACTAAAACAACGTCTACTGTTGGTAATACGAGCGAATATTCTGCTAAATACTGGGCGACACAGGGTAATGTACCGATTGTTGCAGCCGGAATAACGAATATTAATACCGTTGCTGGTCAAATATCGCCTACAAACAACATTGGAACATTGGCTGGTATAAACGCTGCAATCTCGACGGTAAGCGGCATAAGCAGTGATGTGACCACAGTAAGCGGTATAAGTGCAGATGTTACTGCTGTTGCCGCATTAAGCAGCACAAATTTAAACACAGTGGCGACAAATATAGCGTCGGTAAACACGGTTTCATCGAACATAACGCACGTTGTAAAAGTTGCTCAAGATTTGAATGAGGCGATTAGCGAAGTCGAGACTGTTGCAAATGATCTGAACGAAACAACAAGTGAAATCGAAGTGGTGGCAAACGCGATAGCGAACGTCAACACAGTTGGCTCGAATATAAGTTCAGTAAACACAGTAAGCGGTATAAGCGCGGATGTGACTGCCGTTGCCTCGATCCAAAGTAATATTGCGACTATTGCGGCATCAGCGGCTACCACAAACATTAATACTGTTGCGGCTGATTTAAATGGCTCGAACAACATAGGAACGGTTGCCGGATCGATAGCAAACGTTAATCTTACTGGCGGATCGATCACTTCTGTTAACACGGTAGCTAATAATTTAACGTCGGTTAATCAGTTTGCTAATCAGTACGTCATAGGCAATACAACGCCTTCTAATCCTAACGCTGGGTTGCTTTGGTTCGATACGACTACTGGCGTTGACACAATGAAAGTGTATAACGGCACGTCTTTCCAGGCGGCTGGTTCAAGCGTCAACGGCACGTCCGAAAGATTTGAATATGTAGTTGGCACACCATCAGGATCTTACACTGGGTCAACAACAGTTTTTCCGTGTGTGTATGATGCTGGAACAGGGCTTCCTTTTGTCGATATTTATTTAAACGGCGTAAAATTACAAAATACGGATGTGACTGCAACTAATGGCAGTACCATTACTTTAAACGTTGCAGCTAATACTGGCGATTCTGTGGCTATCGTTGGGTATGGAACTTTTGTTTTATCAAGCCACTACACCAAAACTCAAACAGATGCCCTTCTCGATGATGTTGAGGCACTAGCATTAGCAGGACTTTAATCATGCCTATAAACACAACAACACTTGAGAGTAATCTCACTACAAAAATAAATAATACTAGCGGTACTACCGATGCCAAAGAGTTTTTACTTCTAGGCAAGGCGGTTGAGTCATTAAAAGGAGCTACTATAGGTTCAGCCGATATAGATTTTGGTAGTTACAAAATAACCTATTCTAACAACTATGCTCAGTTAAGTGACCTTCCAAGCGCCAGTACATATCATGGGATGTTTGCCCATGTTCACGCAGAAAATGCGGGATTTTTTGCACACGGTGGCAATTGGATGAAGTTAGTAAATTACGATACTTCTGGGAACGTGACGATAAGCGGAAATCTAACCGTGCAAGGCACTCAAACTAGCATCGACTCCCAAACTTTAAATGTTACCGACTTAAACATAACAGTTGCTAATGGCGCAGCAAACGCAGCCGCAGCAGATGGCGCTGGGCTTACTGTAGACGGTGCATCAGCTACATTTACTTATGCTAGTTCTGGTGACAAGTGGACAACTAACAAAGGTTTAGATGTAGGCGGTACGCTTGATATTGAAGAAGTATTTGAAAAAGTACAAGTTAGCACAACTACTAGCGGTACTATAACCTTTCCTGTGAATGAGTATGGTGTTCGCTTACAGTCGGTTAATCAAACAGCCAATCGCACAATAAATTTTAGCAATGTAAATACAAATCTTGCAATAGGTCAGTCTGTGACTGTTGCTCTTTTAGCAACCCAAGGCTCTACTGCATACTATCTCAACGCATACCAAGTAGACGGTAGTTCAGTTACGCCAAAATGGTCAGGTGGTGCTGCCCCATCAGGCGGTAACGCAAGTGGTATAGACAGCTATTCCTTTACAATTATCAAAACAGCTGATGCAACATTTACTGTTTTAGCTTCACTTACTGCATACGCATAATAGAGGAAAATCAAAATGATTTTACCTAAAAAACCACAAATACTATACGCCCCCATGTTAGCCACTTTTGGTGGTGGGTCTGTTAATGGATTTGCTTCCAAAGCCGCAATGGATGATGACAATTGGGTGCTATATTTTGGTGAAAATAATAACTCTGCTCGGCAAAACATTTCATCTCCAATTGGGTGGGGCGAAATGTTAAAATATAATGATAATCAAAATGCTACATATCTTATGTGGGACACAGTCATAACTGGATACCAAGGGGCGCAGTTTGTTAAAATAGAACATGATGGAACTGCAACAGACTTAGGGCATATTCACAGGTCAGGTAATAATGGTTGGGAACCTCGAACATTCTCCGTAACTGATAGCGGTAGAATATTAGCTGTATCTGAAAGTGGTGGTACTTCTTACTTTGCTTTGTACAATCCTAACACAAATAGTCAGGTAGACGCATTTCGCATCACTGGTTATCAATATACATTTTGTAGTGATATTTATTCATCTGGTGGCAATGAGTATTATCTTTATGGCGGTAGGACAATTAACGCTACAGCCTTTATGGGATATGGTTCTTTAGGTACTCTTAGTCTGAGTACCCCTTCTGCAAATAGAGCTAGTAGTACAGATGAATATTATTACGACTTATTGCATGATGCCGCTGTAAACGGAATTGTATCTATTGGTTACACAAATGCTTCTCAATCTGGTGGTACGCAAAGCGGCTGTTATCAAGCTCATGCAGGGGGATATAGTTCTCTCGTTGGTAATAAATATATAAACACTCCCTATGGTGGATATACTAGCCGTTTTTATGGGGGAGAGTTGAGGGGCGGCAATAGAAATTGCTACAGCGACTCCAGTAGGCGAAGATTATATGGCTGTGGTTATGCCCAAGACAATTATGGCTACACTCGCCCCATGTTAGCAACAGCCGAACAGGGCTACGATTTTTCTTCTACGGGTGCGTTTTTTCAAAAACAATCTGGAGTAACAGGAAATAACGCAGGGTATTGGACATCGATGGCTTATGAAGATGTAAAATCTTTAGATAAAGTTTACCTGATGGGCAGAATGACAAGCGGAGAACCTACAAGAAGTAGCAACGGTAATTACGATGGGGTTTTAGCAACATACAGCGTCAACGGTGGCAATTTACCTACTTTGGATAGTGTTATTGGTATTAAGCAAGTTCTTAATGGCTCACAACAGAACATCCGATTGATGGGAGGAAAGCTAGACTCAGAAGGCTATATGACGGTCACAGGAATATATTATTCAGATCAATCAGGCAGCAACCAAGAACGAGTATTTGTATATCGGGTAAATCCTGCAAATCCTACTTTTGGAACTTTTGGGCCTTTAGAGTTCTTCAATGCAAGTAATCACTATGAGATTACTAATGGTGGTGGAAATTGTAGTTCTGTTAACAGCACTGAAAATGCAGGAGGCCAAAGTTTTTCAACTGGAAGCTCCCATCACTTTAATCAAAATTATATGCAATCAACGTCTTTTCATGAGATGTAACGCCTTGTTTATTAGGAGAAATTAAATGAGTAAAGCAAGAGACTTAGCAAACTTAATATCACAGGGTACTGCTTTTTCTGATGGTACGATTGATTTTAGTGAAGTTGGATCAAAACCCACAACAATAGCAGGGTACGGCATTACAGATACTTTCTTTGATGGTGCTTACGGTTCTCTTACTGGCTCACCTACTCTCGGCACAGCAGCATCCCTAGACGTAGGCACTGGGGCAAACAACATTCCACAACTGGACTCTAGCGGAAACCTCCCTGCAATAAACGGTTCTGCTCTGACAGGCATACAAGGATTTTCGTATGCATCAACATTAGCATTTGGAGATTATTAAATGGCTGACACATTAGAAGAAATTTATAAAGCAACGGTTACTGAAACTGATTTTAATGCAAGTGGTGAAGCTACTATTATTACTACTGACGCAAATACTCGCTATGCAATTAAAGATGTTCAAGTAAAGCAAGGAAGTTCAAATAATTTAGTTGCCGATTTACTTGTTAATGATGTTCCCGTTGCTAACGTAACAAGTTCTGCAACTGGTAATGAAATAATAGGAACATCATCAACTGTAAAATTAAAAACAACTACATTTCCATTAACATATGAAGATGTTTATTTTGGATTTATAGCTAATGTTTCTCCTTTTCGTATAGACAAAAACATTAAGGCTTTTGTTAATGGTGTAGAAGATACTGGAATTGGCAATATATCTGCAAATGGTGAAGTGCCGTATGGCACTGTAAATGAAAATGATTTCTATGCTCACTATCAAGTTCACAATAATATTGCTGTGCGTATTAGAGCAAATAATAACTCGTCAACACACGTGCATGTTTATAATTCATCGAACACACAAGTATTTTCAGAAACAACTTCTTATGCGCCTAAAGCATTCGATCAAAAAAGATATATTTATTGGTTACCTTCTGGTTCAAATTTTAAACGATACGACACACAGACAAACACTACGAGTAATATAGCTTATCTTGGCTCTGCGAGCACTTCGTCATATGCAAGGCTGTGTTATGCAGGGAGTGATTGGTTTTGGGGTTCTCCTCAGTATAATGGAAGTTCCGTAGGTGATAGACCATACATATACAACGCTGCTTCAAATACATGGCTAGATGCTAGTAACGGAAATAGTGCTAATAATACTTATGGGCAAGGTAGTGACCCAATGTGGGCAGTCTACGATGGACTAACTCATATTCATGTTATCAGAGTAAATAATGAAAGTAACTGGACTAGATATAAAGTTGATATTTCAACTGGTACTGTTAGTAGCCTTACAAGTTTTGGTAGTGGTAATATGCCAGTTAATATGTGGTCTGTTCAACAATGGATGGACACATTTGATAACAAATTATGGTATTATTCTAATGGTGGTTATCTATCTTATTTTGACCCAACTGATGATAGTTTTAATGAAACAACACTTAACTTTTCATCTAACTCTCCAATAGGAGGTAGAGGTCATATATTTATAGGTCGATCAACTCCAAGCACTTCTACTATTTCGGGGAGAACTTATACAGTAGCTCCAAGCGCAACATACAGAATTACTGGCGTTAAATCAGTTTAGTAAAGGAAACAAAAAATGGCATTAACAACAGTACCAACTACAACTTCATCGGGTACAACAGCATTAGCACCTAAAGGTATAAATATAATGAAACAAGGGACAGCTAGTCAGGTTTTGTATACTGTTCCAGTAGGTAGACGATTTAAAGGTCATATATGGACTAATGGCCCAAGTTATTATGGGAGACTTAATGATAACAATATGCATGTAGGTTATAGTGCTTCTTATTATCACATAAATCCACTTCCAATAGAGCTAGCAGCAGGGGATGTAGCAAAAGCCTCTCCAACAGCGAGTGATTATTCTCATATACAAGGAATAGAGTTCGATGTCTGATACATACACTGCTAATGATGATGGTTCATACTCTGTTGTTAGCGAAGATGAATTATCATTTATTGAATTTGGAAATACAAACCCATCAACTGGTGCAATCTGGTTAAACGAAGAAGATGTAAAAAGTTTTGTTGCTACCTATCCGAATGTTTGGACATTTTATTCTTCTATGCCTACACAAGAAGAACAAGATGCAATGACAGCTTCTAACAATCGTATGAAGCGCAATGAGTTACTTGCAGCGTCCGATTGGACACAGTTCAACGACAGCCCACTAACAGATGAAGCCAAGACTTCTTGGGCGTCCTATCGATCCTCGCTGCGCTCGTTGCCGGAGCATGAAAACTGGCCGTCGCTCGAGGATAGCGATTGGCCGTCTGTACCTAGTTGATTTATACGTCTGACACAGGAATACAAATGAGTAAACCGACATTAGCCAGTTTAGATAAACGAGTAGTAAAGGTGGAAACGCAACTAGAGGAGCGTTGGAAGGAAACCATACTTAGGATCAAGCGTATCGAGACAATTATACTCGGCACAGCTGGCGCTATGATCCTATTATTGTTGTCCATTCTTACGCGGATGTAATGGATCCGGTATCTTGCGTTGCTTTAGCGACAGGGGCGTACAAGACGCTTCGTGCAGCTATTTCGACGGGCAAGGATTTACAAGAAATGTCCGGAACTTTGAGCCAGTGGGGAAAGGCGTTTTCCGATTTTACTAATTTAGAAGAAAGAGAGAAAAATCCGCCTTGGTGGAAACAGACGTTTAAAGGGAGTGATGAAGAAACAGCGTTAGAAATCTTTGCCAATAAAAAAAAGATGGAGCAAATGCGCCAAGAAATTAAGGATCATATTTCTTTCAATTACGGGCCAAGTGCCTGGAAAGAGGTTTTACAGATCGAGGCGCAGATGCGTAGGAAAAGAAAGCAAGAATTGTACAAAAAACAAGAGAGAATAGATGCTGCAATCAACTTTACCATAGGCGCAGTCATTTTTGTAATTAGTGGCGGCATTTTGTTTCTAGGGTTCTACGCTTTGGGCAAGTGGCAGGGACGCTGGTGATGTGGTTCTTGGTCTGGATGCAGTTTGTAGCGCAAGAGTTTTCTTACTTTCAGATCGGCACGTATGGCAGCGAGGAAGCTTGCAAAACGGAAATGGTCAAAGCGCGAGTGCTTATAACGAATACTAATAGTGCGGTTCACTGTTTTGAGGTTAGTCGAGAGAAAAAATAAATGGGTGCTGTACGACAAAAACGGGAAAGTAATCGTGATAACTCGAGATCGAGGGATCGCATTACGGATTGCGAGGCGAATAAATGAACGACTACGACATAAACGGAAACGGAAAGATCGATCCAGATGAACGAGCTATTATGCTCGAGGATCGCCGTCGAAACATGGAAGATATGGACAAAAAGCGTGACGTACAGAGGCGCTTAGTGGTGGCATGTACTGTTGGGATGCTGGCTTACCCTTTGGCAATCCTTTTTGCGTCTTTCGTGGGCTTAGAACGGGCGGCAGAGCTAATTACAGACATAGCGAGTGTCTATGTCATTGGTGCGTCTGGGGTAGTCGCAGCGTATTTCGGGTTTAACATGATGGAGGCTAAAAATGCTACAAGCACTGATCGGGCCAATAACTGAACTTGCTGGGGGTTGGCTTAATGCTAAGACCCAAGCACAGGCAGCTAACGCCAAGCTAAAATTAACAGAAGCAGAGGCAAAAGCTAAGATTTTGTTGTCGAAAGAAACCTCGACGGCAGATTGGGAAAAGATAATGGCGCAAGGTACGCAAAACTCTCTCAAGGACGAGTTTGTGACCGTGATTGTGCTAATCCCAGTAATTTTATGTTTCATTCCAGGTTTAGAAGAAACAGTTAAAAACGGTTTTACCCGTCTTTCTGAGTTGCCCGAGTGGTACACTTGGCTGGTTTTTACTGTATGCAGCGCGGCCATAGGAATACGTGGCGGTAAACATCTATTCGGTAAGAAATAA